GTGGCAGGCACAACAAGTTCTATAGCCAACAACACATCTGCTAATTTAGATATCACTGGACACAAAGGTTATTTCTTGTACAAGATTCAAACATCGGCGGCGGCATGGGTTAGAATTTATTCAAGTGCTTCTGCTAGAACATCAGATTCAGCAAGAAGTGAAACATCTGATCCTACACCGGGTTCAGGAGTGATAGCAGAAGCAATCACAACAGGTGCTCAAACAGTTTTGATTACACCGTTTGCAGGTGGCTTTAATGATGAAAGTCCGGTAACAACTACTATTCCATGTGCTGTAACTAACAAAAGTGGATCCACGCAAACAATCACAGTAACATTGACAGTAGTACCAGTAGAGGTATAATATGTCAGACACTCTTAAAGAGTATATAGTAACACTTCATAACTTTGAAAATTTAGATGCTTTCTATAATGACATGGAAACTCCTGGCGGAGACCTTTATATTCCCAACAGATCAGTAGATGTCAAGCATAGAAGAAACATAAGCAGAAACACTCACTATATGCTTAATGATGCAGAAGCAGAAACTTTACGAAATGATCCAAGAGTTCTAGCAGTAGAACAACCACCTTCAGCATTAGGTATACAAAAAATTGCACATTGGGAACAAACTTCCAATTTTGAAAAAGATGATAGCATATTCGGAAATTTTAATAACACTGATAAAAATTGGGGATTATTAAGAGTAACAGAAGGATATAATCTAGCCAATTGGGGAACTAACGGTGCATTTACACAAACCAATCAAACAGTAAAAACAACAAGCAGTGGCAAAAATGTTGACGTGGTGATGGTTGATGCACATATTAAAACTGATCACCCTGAATTTGCAGTTAATTCAGACGGAACAGGAGGATCAAGAGTGCAACAATTTAATTGGTTGAGTTTAAATTCTCAACTGGGAATCAATGCAGGATCAAGCAACTATGATTATTCTGATATAAGTAGCAACCATGGCACACACACAACAGGCACAGTGGCAGGCAATACTCAAGGTTGGGCAAGAGATGCCAACATTTATTATATGGAATTTAATTACACAGGAACATTCACTCCAGGTAATTGGGAACTTTACCTTTATGATTACATCAGAGAGTGGCACAAAACAAAAGCAGTTAATCCTGTAACAGGTAGAAGAAATCCTACTGTGTGTAATAATAGTTGGGGGTACAGTTACGGTGATATTCCTCTTTCAGGTATTACCGGTCATACCTACAGAGGAACATTTACTGATATTTCAGGTCAAACAGATGCAACCAAAAAAACATCACTGGAAGCAAATGGTGTGCCGGTTCCCGCCGGTACATACCTATATAGTATGCCGGCAATATACGCGGGAGTCGATGCTGATGTGGCAGACGCCATTGCAGACGGAGTAATAATGGTAGGCTCTGCTGGTAACAGTTTTTGGCCTTGTGTAAAAAATGCCAATGCAAATTATAACAATAGTATAAGATATGGTGTAACTGATTATGTTCACTCACAAGGATCAAGTCCTGCAAGAGTAATGATATGTGTCGGCAATGCTGGCACAAAAACTCAACAATATAAAGATACAAGCAGTAATTATGGAGACAGAGTCAACATCTGGGCGCCTGGAGAAAACATTATTTCTGCAGTTTATAACGGTCCCGGAGGTGGAACACCTACTCCTTACACTAATACATTGACCGATCCAAGGGACAGTAATTATTATATCGCATCTATATCAGGAACAAGTATGAGTGGTCCACAAGTCGCAGGTGTATTGGCTTGTAGAGCAGAACAAGATCCTAACATGACTCATGCCGAAGCATTAGATTATTTGATTGATAATGCAACATCAGGAGACATAGGCAGTACTGGTAGTGATTACGGGGACAGTGAATGGTTAGGTGATGGATCAATTAATGATCAAAACAAATATTTGAGATACATTTATCATAGACCATTAAACGGAACAGCATTTCCGCATCAAGATCATAAAAAAAGACCAGTATCAGGGTCGGTATATCCAAGAAATAAGGTTAGACATAAAGGATAAATATTGTTATGGCAATCAGCACAATCAACATAGGAACACTGGCAAACGACGGTACAGGTGATGATCTGAGAGAAGCGTTCATCAAAGTCAATAACAACTTCACAGAACTGGATGCTCGTCAGGCAGAAAATACCACAGCCACAAACAGACTGGCAGATGATGGTACCACAAAAGGTGTGTTTGCTGAAAAAGTTGCCGACAATCTAGTATTCAAAAATTTAAAAGCAGGTCCTAACGTATCTTTAAGTGCTGACAACAATCAGATCACAATCACTTCTTCAGGTATTGTGAGCATACTGTTCACCACAGATCAAGGTTCTTTGAATCCAATTGGATCACAAGGGCAGGTTCAAGTGAGAGGCACAAATGGTGCTGTCACTTCAGGTGCTGGTTCTGTGATCACTGTAGACTCTGCACTGGCAAATGAATCTAATCCCACACTGTCAGCAACATTAAACGCAGATGGCAATGACTTCAGCAATGTAGGCACAATCAATGCCAACAATTATATTGGTTTGGTCAAAGGTGTTGATGTGGATGACATCAACAGTTTGATAGGATTTGACTTTGGATCTGTACAAAATCCTGTACAAAACTTGATGCAGTGGTTGGAACAATTCAATCCTGTCAATATGGGCACAATCACAGCACCAGCGGCACAGGGCATAGACTTAGGTTCAATCTAAGTAAATTAATTCACGATAAATACCTATATCATGCATGATTTATGGACAGTTCAAACAGGGTACAATCTAGGTACATATCAAGAAAAGGTACCTGTAACAATAAATTTACCCATATCAGGTTCAGACTCTATCACCACAATAGCAGGCACAATTCCACCAGGATTGAGACTGGAAGGTGAAACACTGAAAGGTACTCCTTTTCAAGTGAGTAGAAGCACACAATTTGAATTTTGTTTAAGAGCCACTCATCAATCAAGAATACAAGATAGAACATTCACAGTTGCGATACAAGGAGCAGATGCACCCAACTGGGTTACACCTGCTGGCACACTTGACATAGGTGAAAACAATCAATTGTTCATATTGGACAGTTCATACGTGGATTATCAGTTGGAAGCCATTGACGCAGATTTAAGTGCCAACACTACTTTAGAATATTACATTCCAGAAGGTGGAGGAGAGTTACCACCTGGATTGACACTGTCTAAAACAGGAAAAATTACAGGCATTGTGGATCCTATCTTAGCACTGGACATTTTGAGTAGCACAGGATATTATGATTCCAACGATTATGCGTCAGCGCCATTTGATTTTGGTTTACAAGGATCGATTGCCAATAGAAGTTTTTATTTTGATGTTGTTGAATATTCTGAATTATACAATGCTCAAGTTGGCACAAGAACTCAAAGAAAATTAAATCGTTTTTATAATTTTACTGTTAATGTCACAGACGGTGATAGCACAGCACAAAGAATGTTTAAGATATTTGTTGTAGGAGACGATTTCCTAAGAGCAGACAACACCATCATGCAGGTGGGGACAGGCATATTCACATCAGATGGAACATTCTTACGAACTCCACAATGGCTGACCCCTGCAGATTTAGGATACAAAAGAGCCAACAATTATGTAACCATATTTTTAGAACTGTATGATCCAAACACTGTGCCAGGACGGGTGAGTTATATTCAAGAGAGATTGAATGATGACAACTCTGTATCAACACTGCCACCAGGAATGACATTGGACCCAAACACAGGAGAAATAGCAGGCAGAGTGCCTTATCAACCTGCTGTCACAAAAGAATACAAATTCACAATCAGTGCTGTGAGAGCCGGCATAGGTTCAGATTTGGTCACAGTCAACATTACATCGTATGAAGATCAACAACAAGGTGGAGACAAATTAAAAATTAAAAAATTATCAGTGGGAACAGATGATGGTTTGGATGATGCTGAAAGTTTGATCAATCAAAAAATTGTAATCAATAATCAAGAGTACACAGTGTTACAGGTTGATACTGATGATCAAGATTATGATCTTTTAACACTTAATAGAAATTTACAATCAGAAGATTTATTGGTGTACACAGGCACAGTGTATGATGCCAGTGATTATAAAAACGGTATTCAAACAGAAATTGTTAGAGCCAGCAATGAAATATTTGTTTACAATAGAATATCCAAAGACAAATACAAAGGCAGAACACTGCATATAGGTGCTAACGAATATGTTATAGATGATATTCAATCCATTTTAGCAGAAGGAGAACCAGCACTTCAAAATATTGCCAATGCCACAGCATTAGAAAAATTGATATTGAATATTCCATTACAAGACTCTTTTGTTAATGAACAAAATATCAGTATTGCCGCATTTGAAAATGAAGTTTATAGCAAAAACTTTTTACTTAACAGCACAGACACAGAACCCACAGCAACAAAAACTTTTACAGTTAAAGTATTAGGAGAAGTTGACAGTACAATCACTTGGATTACTGATTCTAATTTAGGCACACTCAAAGCAAACTTAACCAGTCATTTGAGATTAGATGCTCAAAGCACAGTATCAGATGCTAGAATGAAATATTTGTTAATGAGTGGATCACTTCCACCAGGATTAAGTTTAACATTGGATGGTGAAATTGTAGGCAACGTTAGATTGTACAGCGAAGATTCGTTGCCAGGAATAACATCATTTGACAATAATAGTTTAACACTAGATGGTGGTACAACCACTGTGGACGAAAGTTACACATTTACAGTTAGAGCACAAGATAGATTTGGATTCAGTTCTGTTGAAAAAACATTCTCATTATTTGTTGATACAGATGTAACACAAACATTTACAGATTTGTATGTCCAACCTTTACTCAAACCTAATCAAAGAGAATACTTTAGAGACTTTATTAGTAATCCAAACATATTTGGTATTGATAAAATTTACAGACCAAATGACTCAGCGTTTGGCTTACAAAAAACAATGAAAATGTTAGTGTATGCTGGAATTGAAAAGAAAGTTATAGGTCATTATGTCACAGCAGTTTCCAGTCATCATAAAAGATGTAGATTCAATTTTGGTGAAATCAAAACAGCAGTTGCCAAGTACCCAGGAACAAATAATATTGCTTACGAAGTTGTCTATGCTGAAATAGTGGACACAAGAGATGTAAAGAATGGCACAACAAGAAAAACAATAGACATTAGGGCACAAAACAAAATCAAAGTAAATCAAACCCAGTTAGAAGTTACAGATGATTCAACCAAATTAAATGTGGGTGGATCTGCCTACACAATATTTGTACAAGCAGGATCACAATTATCTGTTTCAGCAGTAGGAACCAGTTTAGAAATTTTTGCTAGAACAGGACGTTTATTAGTGGATGTTCCTCAGGGAGAATTGTTTATCGATATGCAGTCAGGACCTGACCTATTAATTGGAAGTGTTGAACAAGTGAACGGTGATCCATTTAGATTCAGACCAAAAAATTCTGTGATCAAAGTTGACACCACTTTGCTTAAAGCCAGTATGAGTGATGACGAACTGAGATACATCAGCAACATATCTAACATGAGAGACAACATAAAATCACTAGGAGTGTCTGAAGGAGGAATGTTACCACTTTGGATGAAAACAGCACAAGGCGAGAGTGTTTCTGCCATAGGTTACACCACAGCAGTACCTCTGTGTTATTGTAAGCCAGGCACCAGTGAAAGCATTGCTTTGGCAGTGAAAAACAGTGGGTTTGATATTAAAAATATAAATTTTGAAATTGATAGATATCTGATATCTGGAACTGAAGGCAATAGTGCGGATCAATACGTGCTCTTTCCTAACTATCAATACAATGTATAACAATAAATACAAGTAGGATATAAAAAAATGAGTGATATAGATTCAACAAGCATAGACGCAACTTACCCAGTGGCTGGGCAAGACAACAACAGTCAAGGATTTAGAGATAATTTTAACATTATCAAAAACAATTTTGCCACAGCAAAGTCTGAAATCACAACACTTGAAAGCAATACAGCCAAAACAAATGCTAACAACAACTTTAACAGCAATGAAGTAAGTGGAGCATTGTTCAAAGGCAATTTTACAAAAAGCCATGATGCTGGAACAGTCAGTAATAATGTTAATATCAGTTTAACTAATGGAAATTTCCAAAGAATAGTTGTAGGTTCAAATGTTACTATAACATTGGATGACTGGAGTCAAACAAATAATGCTCTAGAAAGTGTTGTTGTTCATGTTACCAAAGCAGGAGGAGACAGAACAATCACATGGGCCACAAATGGCGGTACAGTCAAAACCGATGGTTCATCTATATGGAATTCTTTTTTGGTTGATAGCACCACAAATCCTAAAGCAGTTGAATTTTATTCATACGATAAAGGAGTAACTGTGTTCGCCAGATACATTGGTCAATTCAGTTAATATGTTATGTTTCACCCATTGGGCAAAGATTTAGGTGATATTCCAACTCCAGAACTGGAAAAGAAACTCACAGAACTACGTACCAAATATTTGAGAGCAAACAATCCACAAATACGCAATCAAATCAATTTCTTCATCATGGACTACACAGAAGAACTCAAAATGCGTTGGCACAAAGAACAACAAGAGCTGAATAAAAATTCTG